ACCTTCTTCTCTCAGCTTTCTATACCATTGTTTAAATCGTTTATATCTTTTATGTACTTCACACACGATTACCTCTAAGAGCAAAGTACATACAACCCACCCACAGTAATACATGAAGATTATCATATAATAACACGTCAGTAAAGCTTTCAGGTTCTCCTGTCCAAATTACTCCTGTCATAATACAAGCCATCGTAATACCTGAAAAACGTGTAATTATATCGCCGAACTCTTTTAGTTTTTTAATATAATCTAATACTCCGCCGACAATAAGGCCGATAGCGCCGCCTATTTCACCTAATACGACAAATGTCCAGACTAATAATGTTAATTCTACAGGAGAATCGCTTACATCAATAGGCCACTTAGAAAGTCCTTGTTGCAAAAATATAACAATAAGAGGTATTCTAAGTAACCAATGAGTCATGCAAAACTCTGGTATTTTATTGACCAGTCTTTTAAGCATTATAGTTCAGCCAATAGAGCCTTAAATACTTTTTTTGACTTACCTTTTACTTTGGCTTTTGAGATATCGTTGTCTCCATCGCCTACTACAACAATAGCGATCATTCCCATTGTTTTATGTGGTGAGCATTGGTATAGATACACGCCTGGGGTATCAAATGTAATGGAAACCTCTTTGCTAAGTTTCGATTTCTTTGGCGCTTTCCATCCATCAGGGCCAGCAATAAACTCTACATTATGTCCTTTTTGTGTCGGTACCCAAGTAACAGTATCTCCTACATCAATGCGCGCGATGTCTTGAGAATATACCATCTTAGCGCCATCTTCACGCTTATTTAACATTTCAATTGTTATATCTTCGGCGTATGCTACTGCTGCAAAGAGTGACATAATACTTGCAGTGATTAAATTTTTCATAGATTTTCCTATCTTTATTTCTTTACATTAAGATTGGACGGATTATATTGTTCGCCATTATAGGCAGGATAGGTGTCGTCCTCTACCCCAGAATTACAGCCTACAACCACCACAAGTAGAAAGATGATTGACCACAATGTGACTCTCTTAGACCACACAATAAATTGCTCAAACGTTTTTTCTGCTTCTTTCTGCGCGGCAGCTCTTACTTCTTCATCGGTCATTAAGATCTCGTTCTGTAATATGATCTATAAATTTCACGTAGCTCAACGCTATCAGTGGATTCTTGCACTATATAGTCAGTTTTATCAACTCTAGCTGCATCGGCCATACCAATAGCATCTTCTTCTCTACTAGCAATAGCAATAATTTCACCATCTTTTTTTCTTATTATAAACATTAGTTAAGCCCAAAACAAGGAAGGATATTAAGGTTGCAGTACCTTCCATAATCTTCAAGACCTACCATTGCCATTAGTAGCAGGACGGGAACAACTGCAATCATAAATACAATAACCGCAAATGCTTTTCCAAGGTCTTTAGTTGTACAATATTCAGTGTGCTCACTCATATTAACGCTCCGCTAATACTATAGTAGTTTGAGAATCGTGGTAATCTCCACTTTCATAATAATCTCTGAAAGCTTCTTCTTTTATCATGACTCCATCTTTTATACGATATGTTACGATTTCTCTGCGAATAACATCAGTGGTGTCTGCATCAAATGCTGATTTAAATGGCCCTTCATCACTCATTTTCATAAAATCTCCGGCTGTAGTAAATTTCAAGTCTTGCATTTCATTATTCATGTTCGCCGCCCGGTCCTCTTCCGCTATAAAATCCATATGGCTTACGCTTAGCCAGTTCAAATGTAGCAACCGTAATAGCAACTGCGCCGAGTAATAATGAATGAGCGATCATACTATAAAGACCTGCCCACATACTACCCGCTATGAAACCAAATACAATACACCACATCCAAGCCAACACTTGCATTATCATATGCCGAGTGTTTAAATCAGGAATATTACTTAATGGATTAAGATTGTGATCCATTACCACATTCCAGCAACTAAAAATAAACGCTCTCATTATTTTTTCTCCGAAACAAAGCTATACATTTCTTTTGCTTTATTCATTAAATCGTCCATAGAATACATTTTATAGGCATCTTGTACTTCTTCATAGTTCTTTTTGCCTTGCTCATACATGTCGTTCATGAGCTGTACATTCATACTGTACTGTTGATCCATATAATCTTTTGCAAGCTTAAGCATATCTGCTCTTATTTCGAATGGGTTTTTATTAGTCATTAACATATCCTTTCATATCAGTTGCAAGCTTATGAACGGCTTCATCCATAGCTTTAAGTTGATCTTTATAAAAGTTGAAAGTATAAGCATTTGCTGCTTTGCTAAAAGTATCCCAACCGGCTACTTTTAAGTCGACCATTTCTTCATAGAAAGTTTTATTATGGTCCATAAATTGTTTGTATGTAAAAATCATTTACATCTCCTATTTTGTGTGTTGTGTGTGACTAAGAGGGCGATCTCCCGCCCTCTGTGCTTATTTATATGGATTACTAATTATCATGTAATTTTTGTATTTCCATCATGCACTTCCGAGACTCCTCGTGAAGCCCCATTCTTGCGAGCTCCGCTGCCGCTCTGGAGTATCCAATCGTCTGCGTAAACCGATCGAATGAAGACCACAAACCCGACAAGGGTGAGAAGACATAGTTTGCTACTAAAGCTGTCATTAGACCCATCCTCTTAGATTATTATTAGCTTTGACATTATTGATGGTCTCATTAGCCCGTGCAACCGTATAAATGTCGCCGCGTGTAAGACCAATATCTGCTAAATCATAATCTGATAATTTGCCTAATTGATGTTCTGTTTCTTTAATAGCCCGAACTTCTAGACGATGCTGCCTATAGCTACGGATTGCGTCAATAAGTTGCTCAACTACTCTCGTTGAGAAGCTGTGCGCTGTTAGTATATGTTGTGTCATTTTGACCCTCGTTTTTTCCAATTGAAATTTTACGAGGACGCATTTCTTCAGGGATGACGTACTTCAGTTCGATTGCAAGTATACCATCTTGAATATCTGCTCCGTGCACATTTACGTGCTCAGACAGCCGGAAGGTTCTTTTAAACTTCTTCGTAGAAATACCACGATGAATAAAGTTTCTACCTTTTGAAACATGCTCACCTGTCACAGTCAAGGTACGATCCTTAACTTCAACAGTTAGTTCATCTTGACTAAAACCGGCCACAGCTAATTCAATCAGATAATCCGACTCAGATGTTTTAATAATATTATGGGGCGGATAGTGATCGTTTGAATGTTTAGCCGTGTATTCTAACTCGTTAAACAGATGGTCGAAACCTACAAAAGATGAACGGGGAAATAGTGTTGTTAAGCCTGTCATTGTTATCTCCTTTTGATCAAGCAAGATTTTAAATGGACCCAGTTAACTGGCATCCGTAGTTATTTATATAGTGTTAGCTATTACAAATGTACATAGCCGTTATTCATTTTTTTACACTTCTATGTCAATAAATTGCCCCTGAGTCTCTCCTGGACTAATACTATCACCATCTCTATTATATCGTATAGCAGCCTGCTCTCTTAGCGCTTGCACTTCTTTTGCGCGCTCTTCGACCTCTTTAACTTGATTAAGTTTAATCTCAGTACGAGTAGCTGCTTCCACTACACGAATACGTTCTTTTTCTTGTGGAGGCTTAATATGTTCACTATTTGGATACACGCTGGGATGACCATATTTAGCTGCTTGAATTTGCTGATACATTTCAAATGGCATGCCGTGAGTAGGAAGTGCTTTCATTACTTATTTCCTATGTTGTATTTAGGGCAAAGTTCCCATTCATTTTTCTCTTTAAATGGTATAATTTTAATGAGTCTTATCGGAGCGCAATCAAGTTCTTGATTTATCTCAAATTGTATTAAGCCCCAGTCACTTAAAAGTTGCGCGATCGTATTTCTACGTTGAATGTCAGACAATTCTAAGTTAGCCTTTTTACCATCCAGTAAAAATAACTCTTTAAAATGTACTATAAAATATCTACCTTGTTTATGTAGAATATGGCATGACTGAAATAGTTTCTTATCTTTACGAGAAGCTACACCAATGCGAGTTAATGTTTCTCTTACTTTAAGAAAATCATCTGGCTCATTTAAGTGAATCTCAAACATCTGCGTTGGAGACCACTCTACTAAATTATTTTCTTCCACCTTTGTTCACCTTCTTTTTTATTATAGTTATTTGTTCAGGTGATAGAAGGGGCAGGATTTGTTTAGCTTTTTCGTTGCTATAGCCATAGTATTCTTTTACCACTTCAATATCACGTTCAGTTTCAGGTTTTATCCATTTCGAAAAACGTTTCCGCTTACGAATTGTATTTATAAGAAAGTGATATTGAAGTTTTTTATCTATTTGGTGGTATTGATTTACCACATTAGCAAGACCAACAGTGTCATTAAAATAAGAAAGACTACGATTAATAAGATAAGAATTGTATCCTCGCTCATCTATGTCGTCCTCCATTATGTCTTTTTTTGTAGAGTTAATACTATTTAAATATTCAAACGGATTCATTGAAAATTCACTTGTGCCATAATCTCGGTTAGGCATGCCACCACGTTCAGTTCATGATCAGCCACAAATGCATCTTTATACTGATAGTCAGCAAGTATAAGAACAAGCTGGGGTATACTTTGAGGCTGCACGGTTTCATGCATATTATCATAAAGACCTCTAAAAATAGAGGAGGTATCTATATCCATGTGGTTAACGACCCAAGACCTCATCTTCTTAAAGTCCTTAGCCTTTAGATATTTACTTAAATCACTGAAACTATCTATACTTGAACTACTTTCATCAATAGATGAACCCGCAATAGAGCTTCTTTGGCATTCATTAATCACTCGGCGCCAATCTGGAGCGTGTTTCATAATTAAGCCGGCTAGGCCCTTACTAGTAAATGACACGCCTTCTTTATAGAGAATATCAGCAAGCCGATCCATAAAGTCACCGCAAAGCTGAGCCATATCTTTTTTACTTGTATTAAATTCATACACGCCACAACGAGAGTGTAGAGGCTCAATGATTCTATTCTTAAAGTTACAGGTAAGAATAAATCGGCAATTATTTGAGAACTCTTCGATAAATCCACGAAGCGCTGGTTGAGTAGATTGAGGATTGAGATAATCAGCCTCATCAAGTATGCATACTTTATATCCACCGGATAATGAAACTGTTGATGCAAACTGTTTAATTTTTCCCCTGAGCGTATCGATATTACCTTCTTCTGAACCGTTAATTATAATGTAGTCAAGCCCTAGCTCATTGCATAGGGCTTTTGCTATAGTAGTTTTACCTAAACCGGCAGAGCCGGTGAACAGCATATTAGGCAGCTCACCGGTCTCTACGATACTCTGAAACGTCTTTTTTAATGAAGATGGTAGTATAGTTTCAGAGATTTTTGTTGGACGATATTTTTCAACCCAAAGAAAATTATCTTTGTTCATAATATAATAATACCTTTTTATTCAGATTCAGCGGCCTGATCTTGTTGATGCGTTTCGCACATACTGACCATTTGTGTACACTGATCACGCAATTGGCCAAGAGTAGATAGCTCCTCACCTTTAATAGCTCCACGTTGTACCATAGTATCTACTACGGCAATGGTAGATCTAGAAATACGATTTGCTAGATCGTATACAGGATTATGTGACTCATGAGCTAATTTTACTTCATCTTCTTTTGACATTTTATTCTCCGTAGGTTGATGTCTTTTCAAGTGCAACCCAGTAGGTTACGTTGCTGTTTTGACTTTTAAATTCTGAAATGAGTTTAGATGATATCTTGACATCATATGAGTCAGTTACCATCTTTAGGCTTGAAATATTTAAAATAAATTTAAATTGTTCGCTAGTATATCCTCCATCTACTTCAATTGAATATTCGTTAGCAGTAGTATTCTCTGGATCAAAGATCGACAGTTTAATAGCCCCGCTAGAAGCTTCTACTGCAACTTGGCTATTACCTAATACGCTTGAGCCACGCTTTAATGAATTTAATGTACCTTCATCTAAGGTAAACCAAACATCAGCTTCTGGCATAGTTATAGGTTTACTTGGTGTCGTAAGCATCTCTGTATCAGAATAAAAATACTTAATGTTCTCACGGCCGCTCTGGCTCTTGATAACCATATGCGTATCTTCAAAATTAACATTAGGCTTATCAACCAATCCTAACACATTTAGGAACTCTTGTAAATCATAAATTCCTACAACAGCATCAAAAGTTTCAGTCAGATCCGCTTGGGCCAGAACATTCTTAGCTTCTGATACTGTAAGTAAAGTATTCCCAGGCTTAATAACAATATTACTATTGATACCAGCAAAGTTCTTGAGAACACTGACAGTATTTGCACTTATTTCCATAATTAATTACCTTTAATTTTACTGAAATTCTTTTCTTTATAGACTTCGATCTTATTATCAAATCTTCCGTCTAGCATTTCACCCTTATGTGATATCACAAAGACATTGGTATCATCACCAAGTGTCTGTATAATTTTCATTAGATTGTCTACTCCTTCATAATCTAGTGATGAATCAAAAGTCTCATCAAGCATCAACAGATTAGTTGACACGCTGTTTTTCATCTTAGCAATCTGTCGCCACGTGAAAAGAAGCGCTAGGTCAATACGCTGTTTTTCACCTTCAGAAAAGGAATCATAAGAGAAGTTATCTCTATGGCGTGATTTAATTGTCTCGGAAAAGGCTTCGTCTAAATAGAAAGAAACGAAGAAGTCAAGCACCTGTAAGTACTTATTTACGAGGTTATTTATAACAGGTAGATATTGCTTTATGATTTTTGTTTTGATGCCTGTATCTTTTAGCATCTCCAGTATAACAGTATTATAACTTAAACTTTCATTAATGTACAATCTTTTTTCAAATAAATCATCCTTTAATTTTCTAAGAGTTTCAAGCTCATCGCGTGATTTACTTAGATCTCCTCCAGATCCCCGTATCTGTTCGATCGAACTATTGATAGATGCAATCTGTTCTTGTAACCGACCAATTGTTTTATTGTTAGAAGTAATAATAGAGGTTTTGTCTCTAATTTCGCCTGCGGTATTCGTGAGCCTTTCAATAGTTGACTCCACAACAGCCGCTCTGTCACTGACATCACGTACGGCACTGCTAAGTTTGCTAGCTTTTTCTTTAGCGGCTTCCAGCTTTGTGTCTCTGACGTCCGGACTAATATCTTGGGTACATGTGGGGCATGTATCATTCTCTTCGTAGAACTTTGTTTCTTTGACCA